GACAGTAGCGGTGGGCGCGCCAGGCGTGCCGGGTACCTCGTTGAACATGCCCTGGCCGGTCATCTGCTTGACGACCGCCACGAACATCGCAGCGACCTTCTGCTTCACCAACTCCGCGTCCTCGAACTGATTCAGCTCGTGAATGCGCAGCAACACCGGCGCGAGCCACGGCACGCCGCGGAGTTGCCCGGTGCGCAGCGATTGAAACACGTGCGCGACGTTCTGGCTCGCCACTCGCAACAGCAAGCCCGCATTGTTCGGCCAGAGGATGGTGTCGCCCGGGTGCTGCTTTAAGAACCAGTAACCGGCCGGCGCGAGTTCTTTGTTCAACTCGATGCCCTCGCGCACCTTGTTGCCGTTCGGGCGATCGATGTTGTACCAGGTCGGAAGCAGTTCCGATTCCAAGAGCTGAATCTGAAGCGGAACGCGCAGGCCGCTATCCTTTCGGCGTGGGCGCAGACGCGCAAAGCACTCGCCGCCCTCGATCACTTCCCGGCAGAGCAGCGTCTGGAGCCCATAGAAATCACAGGCGTTGTGGGCGTCGCACTGGTCGGTCCAGCGCAGCCAGGCTTTCTGAATCTTCGCCTTGACCCCTTTATCGGGGTGCATGGACTGCGGCTTGATGCCGGTCCCGATCGCGTTCGCGGCAAACGAGGCGATGCCGTTGCTCGCCCACGGGTCATTGCGCGAGGTGAAGCGCGCCCGGGAGCGGAGCGTCTCAATGGTCTGAATCCCGATGGTGTTCGGCCCGGCATTGCCGGGATTCCATCCATGCGTACGGCGCCCCCAGCCCGAGGCGTCATAGAAGGGCAGTGCGCTGCCACCGGAACCGCCCTGATACTCAGCCGCCAGGGAAGGCACACTACGCGCAGGTGCGCTCACGTCAGAGCGGTAGATGTCGGTGAACTGCGCTGCTTTGGCCATAGTATGCGACTTGGTCGCTTAGAAAGCGGAAGGAATACTGGGAACGGTCATCGAGAAAACGGGAGCGTGGTCGCGGCGGACCTTGGCGATGGCATCGCGCACGACGGCAGCCGGATCATTCTTGCCAGCGATCTGCTCCGCGAAGTGCATCGCGGCGTCGCGCATCGTGTTCATCTGGCGCACCGTGTTCTCGACCTCAGCAAGGTCCACGTTCGCGAGAGGCGCTTCAGGATCGACGCCCTGCACGAAGGGCCACATCGCAAAATCTCTGAGGCACAGCCAGCTCAGCAGCAACGCCTCGAGTGCGACCTGTGGGGTGATGCGCGCGGCACGCGCCGGCACCACCGGCCGGGGTGGTGCGTTAGGAACGGGGCCTCGTAGCTCCTGCTCTCGTACCGATTGCTGCGGCTGTACCGGATTCGGTGCCGCCTTCTTTGCCTGCTTTTTCACTGCCTGCTTCGCCACCATCCTCAAACTCCTTTCCTCGTCTCAAAGCGCACCTGGCGGATTGTCGGATCCGGTGCAGCCAACGCCGCCTGGATCTCTGCGCGGATCCGCAACAACTCCGAGAGCGACCGTTTGCGCACCCGGTTGTCGCCATACTGCTGCTCCGCGGCGCCGCTGCCGATTTCCTTGTCGATCCGGTCTAAATCCTGCTGGGTGTATGCCATCGCTTAACTCATCCACTTCGGCCGCACCGTGCGGCTCTCTTCGCGCTGGTCATGGACGCGCGCCGCGGCTTGCCCCGGGAGTACCACCGGCGCGGCAGACTGCTGCCGTTGTTGCTCGAGCGCTTCCCATGCCGCATCGCTCAACCGCTGGCCACCGCACAACTCGTACATCGCCCGGTTACCCACCGCCGTATCCAGCGGTTCGTTGCGGCCGTTCACATGCCACTCGATCGCGCCGGCATCGGTCACTACCCTGGTCTCAGCGGTCAGACCATGGAAGTACGTCTCGTCGTACGCGCTGGGGTGGTGCGAGTAGCCCTTGGGGAACGGCTGCTCGTCGAGAGGCTTATCCTTGCCCAACGAGTCGTAGACAACCTGCTTCACGCAGTGCGTCCCGATCGTTACGATCCGCAGGCCGCCGCGGAGTTTCGATTGATCGATTGACGAGATGTTCTCGATGATCTTGAACGGATTATGGCCACCCTTGGTCGGCACGACCGTCCGGTAGGACGGCACCACCGCGCCGGCCGGTCCGTATGCTGGCTGCGCCCACTGCCGGCAGAACGAATAGACCGTGTCCGCCATGTAGCCGGAGTCCACACCGCAGACCCAGATCGGCAGCGTGCCGCCGTCGGCGTGGGGCCAGTCCATGGTGAGCAACTCTGCCAGGCGTTCCCACGGCTCCGGATCCGCCGGCGTGCAGCGCACTGGGCGTCCGCCCGGGCCCGGCCGTTCCGGCGCGATCACCTCATACCAGATCGACCAGTTCTCTCCGCCGTTCTTGCCCCAAGCTTTTACCTCGACCTCGAGCCGTGGCGGATTCTCCTGGACGTCGACAAACGCGGTAAGGAACGATGCGCCATGCGGCACCTTGCCGTAGGCGTAGCCTTCCCGACGGTCGTACAGCCGCTTCCAGTCCGGTGCCATGCCCGGCACATCCCAGACCTCGGCCAAACTCGTGTTCACGAATACCTTCAGGCGCTCCGGACTGTCTTTCGCCTTCAGGAAGTCCCAGACCAGTTCCCGGAGCGGTTTGAAAGACGAGTACAGCTCGCTGATCCAGAAGCCCGCCGCGCCGGTAAATGGCCGGTCCGCGCGCCACTCGCCGCGCTCAACGGCCGCCCAGCGCTGGACATCGTTCCACAGCGCACCGCAGTGCTCGCACTTGCGCTGGTCCGTCTCCGCGTACGCCGCGGCGATTTGCGACTCACGAGCGATGGTCGGTGAGCAGGTCTGAATCCGCTTGCGCCGGCCGCGGAACGTCGCCGTGCGCTTGTTCGCCACATCGATCGGGTTACCTTCACCACCCGACGACTTGGGATACTTGTCGACCTCGTCGCAGAACAGGTACCGGATCGCGTACGCCGCCAGGTTCGCCGGCGAGCCCGAGGCGGTCATGATTAATGGACCGCCCGGGAAATCCTTCGTGTCGATCGTCGTCGAGGAGTTACGCGACTTGGGATCCGAGACCAGCCCACGCAACGCTGGCATCTCGCGCAGCATCGGCGCCAGCCGGAACTTCGAAAACTTGCCGACGTCCGAGTCGCGCGGCATCACGACCATGATCGGGTCCGGGTCGCGGGCGATGACGTAGCTGATCCCGACCAGGATCGTGATTGTCTTCAGCAACTGCGTCGCAGACATGATCACGATCTCGTTGATCGCCGGATTTCCGATCGCGTTGATCGGTTCGACCTGATATGGAGCCGGCCGGAAGCGCCCTTTGTTCGCGCCGGTGGTGACGATGAAGTTCTCTTGCGCCCACTCGCAAACCGTCTGGCGCGGTGGCGGAGCCCACAGCTTCGCGACACCAGTGATTACATCCTCGACCTTCATTGTTCGGGCTTGTACCGGGCGAGCTCGTTCAAGATCTCGTGCACCTTGTCATCGATGAGCTGCTTGCAGTGAACGCGATCCGGGGAGCACGCCAGCGCGTCCGATAGCTCATCGCCCAACTGCAGCAGCCGCGACTTCGCGTTCAGCACCAGAGCAGACCACGCTGCACGGACCTCATCTGCACGGACCAGCGCGCCTTCCTTCTCACGCAGCGCGACTTGGCGGAGCTTGAGGCGGACCGCCATGTCCCGCATCTCCAAGTCGAACTTGCTGAGACCGCCCAGCCGGGCCGGCCCGCCGCCATCAGAGTCGTCGTCCGCAGTTCGGCGAGCGGCAGGCGCCGGCGCCGGACGGCGAATTGCCTGCACCGGCGCAGGCTGTTCTGGGACCGCAGCCAGCCCCCTTGCGCGCTGTAGCGGGTCCGCGTTCCGTTGCCAATCGGCGAGGATCTGCTCGATCGGTTTGTTCGGATCGATCCGGCCGCGCTTGATGGCTTTGTCCACCGCCTGGCGGCTGACACCGAGCGCTTTCGAGATTGAAACGGCCGTTAATCGCATGAAACTGATCGGATCGGGTGCAACCGGCCATGCAACCCATGCAACCTATGCAACCGCCCATGCAACCCCGGAAATTGCACCGTCGCTGGGCGTTTCCCGCGCGCGTCGGGACCGGCATGAAAACAAAGGACTTCCCAGTACCTTTTTGCCTCCCAACGGCGATTCGAAGCCCCTTTTTTGTGTCTGTTTTACCACAGCACAATCAGTTGAGTCGGCGTGCTTGCAATCACCGGGCCGTCGCCATCGCCTGCGTTGCAGCGTCGCGGAACGCCGCGGCGAAGCCGGTCTCGACGGTCTTCTCCACCGTCTCGCGCATCCCGAACGTCGGCTTCACATCAACGGAGCGTTCAAGGAGCATCACGACAGAGAAGCCCGGGCTACCGATCCGGCCGCCGGAATCGCGCACGTCGTCCTTACCCGTCAGGTAGCGATGGCCCAGGAACCACTCCCCGGTCGAACGGAACTGGTTGATGAAGTAACCGCTCCCCTTCTGCGCCAGCAGCGCAGTGACTGACCCAGGGAAGCGCACGCCATCGATGGCCGCCGCCCGGATCCGCTCCCACTTGTTCCCTGACGCTTGCTTGCGGCCACCCTCTTCCTGGTAGCCCATGAACCAGTCCACGTCGTAGACTGTCGCGGTCGGGTTCGTCTTTGTCGCAGCGTCCATCCGGACGCCCTGCATCAGGAACGCCAGCGAGCCACTGCGATTGCGATACTTGGTCGCGATCTCTGCCGTGACGTCCTTCTTCGCGGCTTGAGCAATCCTGTTTAGCGCCAGGCTCAGAGCGAAGGGAAGCTGATCGACACGGACCGCGTCAAGCGCGCCGACCGCGGCTTGGACGTCTGCTTCTATTTTGAGTTCGAGCATTGCTTACGCCGCAACTTCATGCGGCTCGATCGCGTTGAATTTCTCGCCGGTCGCCTCCAGCGTCGCGACCTTGCCCTGTCGTCCCTCAAATAGTAGCCGCTGCTGCCTTACTGCCCGGCGCTTCCGCTTATTCCTTACAGCGTTCTCGATCTGGCAGGATCTGCACCAGGGGGAGATCCAGCTTTGCTGTGCATAGTACTCACTAACTGGTTTCACCACCCCACACTTGCGACATGGCTTCCACCATATTCCGTCACGCTGCTCGCAGCCGCTGTGATGGCGTTTATGCGTTAGCGGGTCGAGCAATTGGAGGTTCTCAATCCGGTTGTCGAGTTTGATGTGATGGACGACGAAACCAGCTGGTATCGGCCCGTTTGCCCGTTCCCAGACCAAATCATGCTCCATGCGGAGACGCCGGGTCACCGGATCGTAGATCCGGCTGTAGCCTTTCCGGGTAATTGGCATGGGCTTTTAAGCCGCAGTCGTGATTCTTGAGGCTTTGGTCTGCTCGAACGTGGATCCATCCGAGCTGAGGTAAACTGGCTTTCCGGAAAAATCCATATATCGCTGGATCACGACGTCGCAGTAGTGCGGATCGAGTTCGATGAGCCGTGCTTGGCGCCCAGTGCGCTCGCACGCAATGAGCGTACTGCCGCTGCCGGCGAAGGGATCGAGCACGGTGTCACGCGTCTTTGAGGAGTTGTGCAGTGCACGCTCGATCAGTTCTACGGGTTTGGTCGTTGGATGGAGGTCGTTCTTGACCGGCTTTTTGATGAACCACACGTCGCCCTGGTCCCGTGCGCCGCACCAGAAATGATCCGTGCCCTCTTTCCACCCGTAAAGAATCGGCTCGTACTGGCGTTGGTAATCCGACCGGCCCATCGTGAACGTGTTTTTCGCCCAGATGACGAAAGTCGACCAGTGACCGCCAGCTTCGCGGAAGGCTTTCTCCAGCGTGTGGAGTTCCGATGAGGACATGCAGATGTAGACCGCGCCCTTGACGACGGCCAGCATGTTCACACAAGCGTCGTACAGAAACGGCCCAAAACCCTCGCCGAGATTGTCGTTGGCGATCTTGCGATCTTTCCCGCGGAGTTTGTCCTTCATCGTGGCGCCGTAATTGACGTTGTAAGGCGGGTCGGTAAAGACCATGTCCGCAAGGCCGCCGGCGAGCACTTTCTCGACAGCATCGATCTGCGTCGAGTTGCCACACAGCAGTCGATGCTCGCCCAGCAGCCACACATCGCCCGGCACCGTGACTGCCGTCTCCGGCACTTCCGGCGCGGCGTCCTCGTCGGTGTGGCCCGCCGCCGCTTCTTCCGGGTCGGCAAGGATAGCGTCCAACTCGTCCTGCGAGAATCCGAGCAGATCGAGATCGAAGTCCTCGGTCTTCAGATCTTCAATCTCGACGCGCAGCATCGCTTCGTCCCACCCGGCGCCCTCCGCCAGCCGGTTGTCAGCGATGACCAGGGCGCGCCGCTGGGCCTCCGAGAGATGCGCCAAAACGATAACTGGCGCTTCGGTCAGCTTGAGCTTCCGCGCGGCGAGCAATCGGGCGTGACCGGCGATGATGACCCCGTTCGGACCGACCAGGATCGGGTTCACAAAACCGAACTCGGCAATCGATGCCGCCACCTGGGCGACCTGTTCATCCGAATGCGTCCGGCTGTTCCGTGCGAAAGGAATCAAACGGTCGACCGGCCATTGCTCGACTTGAAGATTCATCAGGTTTTCTGCTCGCTGCGTTGATGCGGAATGCTGCGCGAATCACGCAGCCGCGGATTGATTGGCTTGCTCGAACGGCACGCCGCGCTCTGCAGCGGCCTCGGCCATGGTCTGGCCGGTTGCCGCGAGCACCGGCTCGACGCCGGCAAGTTCTGCAATGCGACGCAGAATCACATCGCAATAGGCCGGGCTGATCTCGCAGCCATAACCGGCACGGCCGAGCACGTGCGCCGCGGCCAGCGTTGTACCACTGCCCGTAAACGGATCGAGAATGGCGTCGCCGGGGTCGGAGAACGCCTTTACAAAGAATTCGACCAGCGCTCGGGGGAAGGGCGCCGAGTGGGAACCCTGGGTGGATTCGGTCTTGCACTCGATCACGTTCGAGGGCCGGGCGATGCCGCTGTGCCGGCCATCTTCATCTGTGGAACCGGACTCACCTGCGGCACCGCCACGCGCCCCCGTACCCAGCA